ATGAGCTCCGTCAGGCCATCCAGGTACAGCGAATCCTTGAAAAGGATGCTAGGTCTGGAACCCGTTACACTGAGATTATACAATCACACTTCGGGGTCATTTCCCCCGACGCCCGGCTGCAGCGCCCGGAATACCTCGGTGGAGGATCAACCCCGATTAACATCAACCCCGTAGCAAAAACCGTCTCTGACGGGACGAATAACTTCACGGGTGAGCTCGGAGCCTTCGGAACGGCGGCTTTCACAAATCACGGCTTCACCAAATCCTTCACGGAGCATTGTGTGGTGATCGGCCTTCTCAATGTTCGTGCCGATCTTACATACCAACAGGGTCTTGACAAGATGTGGACACGCTCGACGAGGTTCGACTTCTACTGGCCTACCCTGGCTCACCTCGGAGAACAGGCTGTTCTCAACCGTGAAATCTTCTTCCAAGATTCAAACATCGCCGACGGCACGTCTGATGATGCATTCGGCTACCAGGAGCGATACGCCGAATATAGATATAAGCCGTCGAAGATCACCGGCAAGATGAGGTCAAACGATGCGGGTACTCTCGATGCATGGCATCTCTCGCAGTCCTTCGTCAATATGCCGGCGCTCGTCGATGTGTTCATCCAGGAGAACCCGCCCCTGGATAGGTGTCTTGCGGTTCCCTCGGAGCCTCACTTCATCTTCGATAGTTATCTCAATATGACGTGTGTCAGGCCGATGCCGATCTACTCGGTGCCGGGCCTGATCGACCATTTCTAGGCCATACAAACACACGGGGGCCCCGGCGATCGGGGCTCTCCGTCAATCCTACGAGGTCAAAAATCATGGGATTCCTCGATTCGATAGTAAAAGGGATCGGTGGGGCTTTAACCGATCTCCCAGGTACGCTGATCGGCGGCGCAATGGATATGTTCAGCGCCAAGCAAGCGTATGACCGATCAGAAGGCGGCGCTCGTGATGCATATCAAATGTCACAGGCCGCATACAATCAACGGTATCAAAACACGGCCAGGGACATGAAGGCCGCAGGCCTCAACCCAATCCTGGCCGCAACAGGAGGTTTCAGCGTTGGAAACGCACCCACTATGGCGCCACCGCAAAATTTCTCGGCCCCTGGTCACTATATGGGAGGCTCTGCTGCTTCGGCTAGAGAAGTGGCTACAACGGAGAAAACGGAGGAGGAAACGAAACGAACGGCTGCGGAAACTTCCAAGATTATAAAAGAGCTCGACCTGGTGGTAGAGCAAACGCAGCGCACAAGGGAAGAAATACTAAAAACTCGTGAAGAAACGAAAGTTGCTACACAAACGGAACGCAACCTCGTCACGACGATGTTTAACCTGGAACAGGACTTCCTTCGGAAGATAAAAGAAATTGATAAAACACAACAGGAGATTTATCTCCTGGAGGCCCAACGGGGCCAAACTCTGGAAACCACGAAACAGGTGCAAGCCCTGACACAGAAGGTCGCAGACGATAGGGCCCTGGTTCGTCAAATGGAACGGCAACACCGTTACGACGCCGACAAGCTAGAAAAAACTACCGCTGTTTATCGTGGTCAGCTTGGTGATGTAGTCGGCGGGATGCGGTCTGCCGTGGAAACTTTCAGCCCATTTATCAAACGATAAAGGAGGAAAAAATGTCTAAAGCATTTAGAGAAAAATTCGGGAAGAAAAAGTACAGCAGGGAAGATGTGAGAGCGTTCACGGCGATCACGTTCCCTGTGGACGATAACGGAAAGGTCATCACCATGACCGAACAGGGCCACCTGGCTGAATGTGATGTGAATAACATTATCAAAAAGTATGACGCCACGGGCCTGATTAACCATATCAACCACTTCGAAGCGATCTACGGCGACGTGTCGAGCCTGGAATTCCGGGAAGCTCTCGACCTTCAGATGAAGGTCGGCAACCAGTTTATGAATCTTCCTTCGGATATTCGTACTAAATTCGACAACGAGCCTGCAAAACTGCTCGCTTTCTTGGAAAATCCCGCAAACCGGGATGAGGCGGTAGCACTCGGCCTTAGAAAAGGCCCCCAAATGCGTCCTGTGGCACCCAGGAGCGCACAAAACTCTGATCAAGGGTCTCCGTCCCCTGATCAGTAAAAAAACGTCTTAAAAAGGCGTTTAAGAGGGCCGATCTCAAAAAGGGGCACCTGCAAGGTGTCCCTTTTTTAGTCGGCAACCGGAATGCGAAGCATTTCGGAACGGGACATTAATACTATACTTGATTATATTAATGTCCTATGACAGTCACTTCATTGACTGTCGCAAGTATCTGTAAATACAATAAAAAACACTAAAATAAAATAAATACAGAAAAAAAAACTTGCAACCAATAAAAAACTATGTAAATAGCTAATCTACAAACTGAACTTCATTTCAGAAAGGAGAAAAAAAAATGCAGAAACGTCACAAGATGTCAAAAAAAGGCTCTAGGAAACTGTTCACCCGGACTGCCCGATCTGGGCATATGTTCAACCGTGGTCTCTCTCGAGGTCTCAAGAGAGGAGGCATCAGGCTCTAATGCCCTGCTATCGTCCCTTCCTCGCTCACAGGTCAACCGTGATGGGAGAGAACGGAAAAAAGCCTCTGACGTTCAAATCAAGTGAGGCGTACACCGATCTTCCCGTCATGGTTCCCTGTGGAAAATGCATAGGGTGTAAAACGGATAAAGCTAACGAGTGGGCCGCCAGGTGCTTCCACGAATCAAAAATGCATGATGAAAAATGCTTCCTGACCCTCACTTATAATCAAGAAAACCTTCCCGATGGTGGTACTCTAGTCAAAAAAGACCTTCAAGATTTCATGAAGCGTCTAAGAGAAAAAATATACCCAATTAAAATAAGATTCTATGGGTGCGGAGAATATGGAAATAAATTATCGAGGCCTCATTATCATGTTCTTATTTTTGGTTATTCTTTTCCTGATCGACGGCTGTATGCTCTCAATAAAGAGCCCGGGCAGCAGTTATTCATTTCAGACGAGCTTGGAAAGCTCTGGACAAAGGGATTCCACCTTATCGGAAACTTCGACCTCGCCTCGGCTAAATACGTTGCCGGATATACTGCAAAAAAAATCGTCGGAGAACACTCCGAAGAACACTACCAGGGAAAACTACCCGAATTCGCCCTGATGTCGAGGAAACCTGGTATCGGTCACGACTGGATAAAAAAATATTCTCGTGACGTCTATCCGAAAGACTTCTTCCACATAAAGGGTCAGCGCTACCGGCCCTTTCGCTACTACGATAACCAATGTGAAAAAGAACGTCCTAAGACGTTTAAAAAAGTAAAAGAAAGGAGGGTAACATCAGCTAAAGAAAACGATGTGGGAGGTGTGCGTCGATACTATGTCGCACACGTTAAAGAAACCATTAAAAAGCAGCAGGAAAGGCGACGGTTCGAAAATGAATAAGGCGTATGTGTATTGTGTCCTCGATACCAAATCACGAGTATATAACCTTCTCAATTTCCTAATCAACGATGCCGTGGCTCTGCGTCAATTCCAGTTACGGTGCACAGATAAAGAAAACATGATGTCCCGGTATCCGGAAGACTATCGTCTCTATCGAGTAGCAGAATTCGATATGTTGACCGGGATCATGGTTCCGGAGGTGGCACCCCTGGAAATAGCCCACGGACTTCAATTCTCTAAACCGGAGGTGACGGAATAATGAAAAGTATCATGAAACACGTATTCAGCGAGGTGCCGAAAATCCAGATTCCTCGCTCTCGATTCGACCGTTCTCACGGCTTCAAGAGCACCTTTGATGCCGGAGGCTTAATTCCCTTCTTCGTCGATGAGGCTCTCCCAGGAGACACCTTTTCCGTCCGTATGGCTGCCTTCGCTCGTCTGGCTACGCCACTTTTCCCGATCATGGATAATATGAGGCTTGAAACCTTCTTCTTTGCGGTTCCCTGCCGTCTGTTGTGGGATAACTGGCAAAAATTCTGCGGAGAACGAAAGTCTCCGAATGATTCTATCGACTATGTGATTCCCCTGGCGAATGTCCAGAACGCAGCAAATGAAACGATCTTCGACTATATGGGTCTTCCCACGCAGGTTACTACTCAATATTCTGTAAACGCCATGCCCCTGAGGGCATACAATCTCATCTGGAACGAATGGTTTCGTGACCAGAACCTTCAGGTTCCTGCAACAGTAAATACGGGCGACGGCCCCGACCCCATGTCGAACTATACGATCAAAAAGCGTGGCAAGCGCCACGACTACTTTACATCCTGCCTTCCCTGGCTACAGAAGGGCGATGCTGTACAACTGGCTCTCGGATCTGAGGCCCCGGTTCGTGGCATCGGAAAAAAGACTGTAAACTACACCGGCCCCACGGCCCAGGATGTTTACGAAACGGGAACCTACACAGGAACGGTGCAGTATGCGAACACGGGACTTATTGACAACACTAACAACGATGGCGTCTGGTACTTTGAGAGAAATCCTGACCAGTCTGGTTTTCCTCATGTGTGGGCTGATCTCTCTGCTGCTACTGCTTCCACTGTTAATGAGCTCCGTCAGGCCATCCAGGTACAGCGAATCCTTGAAAAGGATGCTAGGTCTGGAACCCGTTACA